CACCTTATAATGCTTCGCGCCTGCCCCATGCGGCTCTATCTGTATCGATACCGGCGAGCCGCTCGTGGCTCCCATGCACAACCGGCAAGCCGCGCATTGCGTCCGCTTGCCAGCCTCTTCACTCGCCGGGCAATTGATCTCGCGCCCCTTCGTGGCCGACTGTCCTACCCGGAACGTGCGATAGCCGCGCAGCCATGCCGCTTTCGCATCCGCCAGTGTGTCAGCGCTCGCCATCACAAGCCGCGACCAGCCCGCCGCCGCCGTCCGCCATTGGTGCGTGTAGCCTGTCCATCCCGCCGCTTTCGAAATCAGCGCCTCCCAAACGGCAATGGGGACAGCCGCCGGATCGCCATAGGTTCCAAGCCGCACCATCTTACCCGCGACAACGTCCGCAACCGCCTCAGGCGATGCCAGCGGATAGATGCCGCGCGCGTAGGATTTATAGACGCTCGCAGGCCCGTGAATCAGCGTCACATAACAAGACCGACCATTGCCGGTGCCATCGCCGCGATGCACACAGTCGCCACAAATCGATTTGTCCGCGCCAGTCTGCACCGCATCAACCGGATGCATATCCGGGCGGATGATATACGTCTGAACCATTTTGCCGGTCTTCGTGTTGCGACTGCCCCGGATGCCAGTAACAACCGCAATGATCCGCTCGCCGTCAATAGCGGATGGCCCGTCGTAAATGACGTAGCCGCAAATCGGACGTTTCCGCGCGCTCATGCTGCCACTTCCGCTTCGATCACATAGATCATCCCGCCCGGCATATACGCATCAGCGCAGCCCGGATGATCCGCGTCCCGTTCAAAGCAAATCGGATGCAGCGCCTCGACATAGCCGCAAGCCTCCTCAAACGTCGCAAATGCCGCGCGAAAGCTGCGGCGGGTCGCGTTCGTCGTATCGTAAACAGCAAACATATTAAACCCCTATCGCTGTCGGTTTCCGTTAAACCGTCACACAGCCATAAACGCATTTTACGACCGCACAAACTAAAATCAGCACATTACCGAAATGTAATAATCGGACGCGCCAAAAACCCGGAAATGAACCAAAAGTGTTTCAGGGTGTTTCATCTAAGTCATTGATATTGCTAGGGGTGAAACAGGGTGAAACAGGGGGTGTTTCATACCTATGTATATGAAAACAAAAGCCGATTCGGCAAAGTGAAACAGAATGCGAAAATATACAGCCCTATATAGAGATATATATAAGTGTATTACTCAACTAACACACTAAAAAACTAGGGGGATATATATATTATATTTCTGTTTCATATATAGATATATATAAGAAAGGGGAAGGTTTTCAATGACTTAAACTGAAACAGGGGGTGTTTCAAAATGGCAAAACCTGTTTCAAAACAACGATTCCGCTTTTGTTTTCAAGCGCTTGCTCTGTTTCATCACAGATAGGCTCAGCGTTAAACCGCCGCTGTAAATTGGGCAGGCGGATAGGCTCTGTGCCGGGAGATATGCGCCGGGTGCATGGCCGGGTTTAAGGCTCTCTCAGCGCGTCCGGGCGCTAGGGGCGGCCCTGGGTGCCAAACAGGCGCTGGCGGCTCTGTGCGGTGCCTCTGGCGGGCCGGGAGCGGGCAAAGAAAAGCCCGCCGGGTTAGGGCGGGCTAGGTGCGGGGTGGGGGTGGGATCAGTTATAGATCAGGCCGGGGCATGGGGGCATGGAGTCCCATAGAGCCGGTGGCAGGGCTGGCGCGTCGGCCATGCGCACACAGGCCCCGTAGGAACCATGCTCGATGCTTTGCGAGGTGTAGCGAGGGTTGTACCTCAAGCGAAGCTCTAGCAGCCGTTCTAGGGCCTCTGGCGGGGCTTCACGGGCGCGGCGCTCCATTTGCAGAAACACAGCTTCCGCCGTGGCTCCCTCGACGTAGAGGGGGCGATAGCTGCCCAGAAAATAGATCGTGCCGATGTAGTGGGTCATGGTTCGTTTTCCTCTTTAGGCTTAACCGAAAGGGTTAAGATTGCCTATGGTTCGTTTCTCTGTGTGGCTTTAACCAAACGGGTTAAGGTGTGGGGGAAGCCTAAGCCTCCCCCGGTGTGATTAGGCTGTCAGCCCGCAAGCCTCGATAAACCGGGTGCGGTCAAATCGGGGGTTGTCTTGCCGCAACTGGTCGGCCAGCCGCAGCGCCACGCTACGGACGCCGATACGCTCCCCGGTTAACACCTCGCGCATGCCAGCCGGCTCCCGGTCAATGTCGGCCAGCAACTGGCGGATCGCGTCGGCGATTAGGATGTAGTCCTTGCGTGTCATGGTGTTGGTTCCTCTCTCTGAATCAGGCGGCGTTGCGGCGAGCGGCATAGATCGCGGTAAGCGCGTCGGCAGCCCTTCTGTGTATGCCTTCGATGATGGGTAAAGCCGACCGGCGCGCGTCGCCCGGCGCGGTGCGGTAACGCAGTTGGCAATCGCGGGCGTTCAATGCTTGGAGCATGATCTCAAGCTGTTCTTCGGTCAGGGTGAGTGTTGCGTTCATGGTGTGGTTCCCTTCGATGATGTGGGGCGACCTGAGCCGCCCCGGTTGATCAGGCGTTGAGCTCGGCGAGCTCGTTAAGCTTGGCCTGCTGCTCGGGCGTGAAGCGGCCCCAGAAGTCGGCGACGCAATCCATGCCGTAGCAAGGTTCTTCGCTTTCCTCGGGCGAGGGTGCCGTGTAAGCCGGGACGCAAGACCAAAGGGCTTCGTACAGATTGCCAAAGCTGAACACGCCGTTCCAGCATTCAGCCACCGTGTCGGGGGTGAGGATCGTCAGCGCAACGTGCGGGGTGATGTTCGTATTCATTTTCTCGGTTCCTTTTCCACTCGGTGCGGCTCGGTGCCGCCTCATCGCCATTAAGGCCCGTCAACCGTAGTGTCAACAAGAAACGTCAGCAGCCAGCCCGTAACGCTGCGCATACGTTGTCGGCGATGCATCATCATTGCCCGGGCCGGATCGCCAGCCCCAGCCCGTCCGGCGGCTACCAGCGACCCCCACCCACCCACTTTGCCCGGCGAGGCCCCGCCTCTCATACATATATACCCACTCTCCCTTAAATTTTCCTCAGAATTTCATCCCCTTTATTAAACACCCCTACCCCCTAAAAGACCCCCCTTTGTTTTTATCGGCGGTTCCATTATGTTTATTTTATTGCTCCGGCTTGACAGGTTGATTATGTTAGCTGACATTACAGGGGTGTGTGATTATGTTTGACGAACTGGGTGCATTAGCGACGGTGACGCCTGCTGAGCGGGACGTTATTTTTGCGCGCGTGTATGCTGAGCAGCGTGGATTAAAGAAGGCGAATGCTGCTGAGATTGCGTGCGTCCGGGCTGGGATTACGAGTCCTGAGTTGAACATGTCTGTGGTTGCGTCTCGGCAGTTGGCTCGGCCTGAGGTTCAGCGTTTGATTATGGAGGCTGAGTCAGAGGGGTTTTTGACGGAGCGTCGTGATTACACGCGTGATTTGTTTTTGGACGAGTTACAGGCTGTGGTTCAGGCGGCGATGGGTGCGGGTGCGTATCCGAGTGCGATTAACGCTGTGAAGGCGCAGGCGCAGTTGCTGGGGATGTTGGATCAGACGGTGAATGTGAATCACACGGTGAGTGCGAAGGAGTTAGATTTGGCGACGTTGCGGGCGATGGTTGCGGATCGGGCGAGGCCGGTGAATGTGATTGAGGCGAGTGTGAACCGCGAGGTTCTGGGAGAGTGAGCGACGATCTGCAGTTTGAGGACTTGCTGCTGGAGTTGGTTCGCCGCGAGGAGGCGATGGCATCGTTTGCGAAGTATGTTGAGTATGTGAGCGGGCTGGTGCCGCCGCCGCATTTGAAGTTGGTGTGTGATAAGCTGGACGCGGTTGCGCGTGGCGAGATCAAGCGGTTGATGATCAGCATGCCACCGGGTCATGGGAAGTCGTTTGCGGCATCGCACTATTTCCCGGCGTATTATTTGGCGAAGAACCCGACGAAGAACGTGATCTTTAGTACGCACAAGCAGGAGTTATCGGATTCGTTTGGTTTGAAGGTTCGCAACGTCATCAAGGGCGATGAGCACCGCCGGCTGTTTCCGGGTGTTGGGATTAATCCGGACAAGACGGCGGCTGGGGAGTGGATGACGACGGAGGCGGGTGGTTATCACGCGACGGCGGTTGGTGCGAACGTGACGGGTCGTCGTGGGGACATATTGATTGGGGACGATTTGCTTTCGGGGATTCAGGCGGCGGAATCGGAGAGTGAGCGGAATAAATTATGGGCTTGGTACGGCGCTGATTTTTTTACGCGTCGTAAGAACAAGGACACGCCGATTGTTCTGATTGGCACGCGTTGGCATTTGGGCGACCACATGGGTCGCTTGGATCAGGCTGAGCGTGACGGTCAGGGTGAGAAGTGGGAGCGGGTGATTTTGCCCGCGCTGGCGGTGGATAAGGACATTCTGGGGCGCAAGCCCGGGGATGCACTGTGGCCGGAGCAGTTCCCGGAAGAGGAACTCGAGAATATCCGCCGCCAGCCTTCCACGACGAGTCGCATTTGGTCGTCGTTGTATCAGCAGAACCCGGTCGTTGATGACGGTGGGATCATTGATCAGAAGTGGTTTAAGTGGTGGCGGTCGCCTGAGCCGCCGAAGGTGAAGTATGTTCTGCAGGCATGGGACACGGCGCTGACGGCGAACAAGACATCGGCGTTTAGTGCGTCGACGACGTGGGGTGTGTTTGACGACGACACGGGGATTCCGAATATTATTCTGTTGAGTGCGTGGCGGGATCGTGCGGAGTGGCCTGTGCTGCGCCGGATGTGTCAGCGTATGGCGACGGACTATCGGGACGATAACTACAAGCTACCGATCAAGCCATCACGGGAGCGGGCGCCGGACACGGTGTTGGTTGAGGCAAAGGCGAATGGTCAGATGCTGATACAGGATCTGGGTCGTGCTGGGATTGTGGCGACGCCGTTTAATCCGGATAAGTTTGGCGACAAGATTGCGCGGGTTCGGCTGGTGACGGATCTGATTGAGAACGGCAGGGTGTGGCTGCCGACGATGAAGAATTCGCAGGATCAGTTGCGTCCGTGGGCGCAGGATTTTATGGAGCAGTGCGTGAAGTTTCCCGCGGCGGATTCGCGGGACTGGGTTGATACGATGACGATGGCGTTTTTGCGGATTAAACAATCGGGCTGGGTTCAGAATACGGAGGATCCGTATGAAGCGAAGTATGATACGCCGCTTGAGCGTGTTGAGTTTTACTGGTAGGAACGATCATGGCTCGCAGACCGACCACAATAGAAGACACGCTCCGCCCTGCGTTTGAGGGTATTGGCGGCATTGAATTGGACATGCCGTCGGAGGGCGCTGACATCGAGATCGAGGACGCTGGTCCTGCGATGTTGGACGGCGCCGAATTCACGGAGATGGACGACGGCGGGGTCGAGATTGATTTTGAGCCTCAGGAGGATCTCCCGGAGGAGGCTGCGTTTGACGCGAACTTAGCGCTGTACATGGACGACATGGACATGAATGCGCTGGGCGAGATGCTGCTGAGCGGCGTCGAGGAAGACCGTCAGTCGCGAGGCGACTGGGAAGCGACGATGACCGAGGGCATTAAGCTCATGGGTCTGAAGATTGAAGAGCGCACGATGCCGTTCAAGGGCGCATGCGGTGTGTATGACCCGCTGATGGCGGAAGCTGTAATTCGTTGGCAGGCTGTGGCCGCTGGCGAGTTGCTGCCGGCGGCGGGTCCAGTGAAGACGCAGGTGATTGGCGTTGCGAACGAGCAGTTGGATGCGCAGGCGTCGCGGGTTCAGCAGTTCATGAACCTGTATCTGACGGAATTGGCGCCGGAGTTCTACGAAGAATTTGACCAGATGCTGTTCTGGCTGCCGCTGGTGGGTTCGACGTTTAAGAAGACGTATCAGGATCGGCTGTTGGGTCGTCCGGTAAGTCGCTTTGTGCTGCCGGATAATTTTATTGCGTCGTATGGCACGACGGATTTGGCGACCTCGCCGCGGTTCTGCCACATAACGTCGATGACGCGCCGGAATTTCCGTCTGGCGCAGTTGGCCAAGGTTTACCGGGACGTTGATGTGGGTGATCCGCAGGACGACGGCAGCGAGCAGACGCCGATTCAGGCGCAGGTTGACGGCGTTCAGGGCGTAGAGCCGGGCGCTGAGGGAACCGAAGAGTATAAGATTTACGAGGTGTACGCGGATTTGAACCTCTCGGGGTTTGAGAACGATGACGGAATACCGTTGCCGTATATCGTGACGATTGAAGAGGGTGCGCGGAAGGTTCTGTCGATCTATCGCAATTACGACGAGGCGGACCCGACGTTTCAGCGCAAGGATCTGTTCACGCACTATAAGTTCATGCCGGGCGTTGGGTTCTACGGTCTGGGCTATGCGCACTTGCTGGGGAACTCGGCGAAGACGGCAACGTCGATCCGCCGTCAGTTGATTGACGCCGGCACGCTGAATAACTTCCCGGGCGGCTTGCGCGTCAAGGGTATGCGGCTGGACGATAACAACATCGGGATCGGCCCGACGGAGTTCCGCGAAATAGACACGGGCGGGCTGCCAATTCAGAACGCGATTATGACGATGCCCTACAAGGAGCCATCGCAGGTGTCGCTGCAGTTGCTGCAGGAGACGTATGAGGGCGCACGGAATCTGGCAAACACCGCTGAGATAGCCGTTGGTGAGGGGCGTCAGGATGCGCCGGTAGGCACGACGGTGGCGCTGATGGAGGCTGCGACCCGATTGCAGTCGGCGACCCTGAAGCGGTGCCACAGGGCGTTCAGTCGCGAACTGAAGTTGATTGCCGGCCTGTTTGGTAAATACCTGCCCGATGAGCCGTATCCGTTCCCGGTCCGCGGCGGCATGGCTGCGATCATGCGTGAGGATTTCTCGAACAACATCGACGTTATCCCGGTATCAGATCCGAACATTTCGTCGTCGGCTCAGCGGATGATGCGGGCTGAGGCGTTGCTGCGGTTTGCGACGCAGCAGCCGGACCAGCACAATCTGCGGGAAGCGTATCGGCAGATGTATGTCGAGATGGGCGTTCCTGATGAGAAGATTGAATTGCTGTTGGCGCCTGAGCGCGCGAAGCCAATGCCGCTGGATCCGCTGACGGAGAATCAGAACGCGATTGTGGGCATGCCGTTGATTGCTGGCGCGTATCAGGATCACGACGCGCACATCGCGGCACACGCGCCGATTGCGCAGGACAATCCGGCGCTTCAGGCGCACATCAATGAGCACTTGGCGCTGAAGATGCGCCAGCAGGTCGAGCAGATGATTGGCCAGCCGCTACCGCCTCCGGGTATGCCGATGCCGCCGGAAATGGAAAACCAGATTGCGGTCATGGTGGCGAAGGCCATGCAGCAGTTGGCGCCATCGTATAAGCCGCAGCCTGAAGTTGATCAGATGGCGCAGGTTGAGATGCAGAAGCTGCAGCTCCGGGATGCTGACAGCCGGCGCGACGCTGAAGTTGAGATTGCAAAAGCGCAGATGGAAGCGCAGACTGACGCAGCAAACCGTACATCACGAGAAAAGATTGCCGCAATGAAGCTGCAGTCAGAAGCCATGCGGAACATTGGAGGTTTTCAATGAAGAATACTGACCTGCGCGCCAAGGCCCGTGCGATTTTCGGCTCGGCGGTTGCTGAGCCCATGCCGAACCAGCCGAACGGTGCGAAGGCGCTTCAGCAGCGCGCAAACGCCCGTCCGATCCCGACCTATAAGGTTGGTGGCGCAGTGAAGAAGATGCCAATGCCGGGTGACAGCGTCGCTTCGGGAAACCGCATGTCGAAGATGGAGGCCGACGAAAGCCGCTTCATGGACATGCTGGACAAGAAGAAGAAGATGCCGTCGGCCCGCGATGCGGTTGATAGCGGCAATCGCATGTCGAAGATGGAAGGCGCTGAGATGCGCAAGATGAAGATGGCCAAGGGCGGTAAGGCCGGCAGGTACGCTGACGGCGGCAACGTTGGAGAGAATGAAATCAAGGTCACCGGTAATAGATATATCCCCCAGAACGTAAGCTATAATATGCCGCCAATGGGAAGCAACGCGGGCGAATCTATGGGTTCCGGTATGCAGGCAGGCGGCGGTAGTGGCAGCGTTCCCTATGCTCCAGTTGCTCCGCGTCCAACCGTGAAGCGCGCTCCTCCGCTGGGAATCCGTAGTACGGCTGGTTATACCGGTCCGACAGTCGATGTCGGCGAGGGTCGCGCATCTTTCGGCAAAGGCCCCGGTCGCTCGATTGGTGTTGGTTATGGCAGGCAATTTAAAAACGGCGGCAAGGTTCAGACGGCGTCTGACACCGCGCGTAAGCTGGCCACTGAGATGGGCGGCATGAGGAAGGGCGGCAAAGTCAAACCTGTTAGCGTCGACATGGAAGGGCTGGAGTCAATGACCCGGTCCATGCGTCCTGCCGTAAAAGATGATCTTGAAACGAAGGTGATGCAGGCTCGCAACCTTGCAGCCACGCAAAAGCGCGAAATGGAAGAAACGGCTCCGAAGAAGCAGTCGTTTAATCAGGCGTTTGGAGCGGCTAGAGAGCGCGGCGATAAAACGTTCTCTTGGAACGGCGGCAGCTACGGCACCCAGTTAAAGGGTGAGACGCCTGCGGCTCGTCCGGCTGCGGCTGCGCCGGCACCTCGTGAGGCCGCGCCAGCACCTCGTGCGGCTGCGCCTGAGGCTCGTAAGGCTGCACCAGCGCCTCGTGAGGCTGCGCCGGCACCTCGTGCGGCTGCACCAGCGCCTCGTGCAGCTGCTGCGCCGGGCCGGATGGGATTTCAAAATGCCGCGCCCGCGCTCTCTAAGGCTAAAAGCGCTATTGACCGCGGTCTTGGCGGTATCGATGCATTTTTTGAAGCCGCTAATGCTGGCGCTGGCGGAGCAGAAAGAGCGCGGCTGGCAAACAAAGCGGCGGCGGAAACCAAGCGTGCTAAGGCAAAAAAGAATTACAACCCTTCAAGCGCAGCGAGCAATTTAGAGATGGCGCTCGGAGGCTATGCCAAGGGTGGCAAGGCCAAGGCTCCTCCCAAGAGCGGCCTCGCTGTCATGATAGCGATTGGTAAGCCAATGAAGCCCGCCAAGAAAATGAACGGTGGCCCAATGGCTGCGCGTTCGATGGACATGGAGTCGTCGAAGGTAACGCGTCAGATGGCTGGCGGCGGCGATCCTATGGGCTATGCAGCCGGCGGCGCTGGAAAGACGCGCAAGGGTCAGGCGCCTATCAAGAAGGCTCAGGGCGGCGCTGCTAAGGTCCGCAAGGGCATGATGACGCCAGAGGGCAACATCACCCATGCTATGAACAAGATACGAGGCTAATAATAATTCCGCAGAAGGTGGTCAAAGAACATACCGCTGCAAAAAAGAAGTTATAAAAACTACCGGAGAGAGTGAATGTCAGCCGAGGAACTCGGTCGCCGCGCAGTTGAGCGCATAGTGGAACTGCGCGACCGCGCCAGCGAATACACTTTAAATGTCCGGTTTAGGCCGTCAACGTATGGGGACAAGCACATCCCCGCGCTGACGGCTGAAGAGATTGCCCTTCAGGTTCTGGAGGGTAATGCGTTGGTGCGCGCCTATACGGCTGCGATTGGAGCCATCAACGAAGAGTACAAGCGTATGCTGCAGCCAGACGAAGATAAAAAACCGGAAATAAAAAGAGGGAGTATGTACTAATGAGTATGAGCAACATCGAGCCGCACGAAGAGGCTCTGGCCAAGAAGCTGATTGACGACGAGTTCACCTTCATGACGGACCGTCCGTTTGATATGCGGCCCGCAGGGTATCTCGTGGCGGTTAAGATCTACGTTCGTCCAGAAGAGCTAAAGACGATCAAGCAGGATGACGGGACGGAAGTCACGCTGTATCTGCCGGACACAGTGCGCGCTGAAGACAAGTATTCTTCGGTGTCTGCGTTGGTGTGCGCTGTTGGACCGGAAGCCTATCAGGGCGAAAAGTTCGAGCGCTCCGGCCCTTGGTGCAAGGTCGGCGACTGGATCCTGATCCCGCGCTACGAATCGACGATGGTTTCCTATCGCGGTGTCGCAATGGCTTTGCTGCCTGATGACCGTGTGATGGCCGTAATTAGCGGACCGGAAGACGTTATGTCCGGTAAGTTTGCTGGAAACTTTTAAGGAGTAGAGCATGTCTAACGACCCAGAAGTGCAAGATATTCCATACGACGACGAGAGCAGGCTCGAAGACGTTGATATTGAGATCACAGAAGACGATCTCGGGCAACGGATTGAGGATGACGAAGAGTCTGAAGATGCCGAGGAAGAGCAACTCGAAGAGCCCGAAGAGGTTGCCGAGCAGGAGGAGCCTGAAGAAGAGGAGCCTCCCAAGCGTCGTCACACGGCTGATAAGCGCATTACTGAATTAGCGCGTAAGGCAGCCGATGCAGAAAGGCGCGCTCAGGAAGCGGAAGTGCGCCTGCAGAAGGAATCGCACCTGCGTGAGCAGTCTGAGCAGGCCATGATGACGCACTACAGGAATAACCTGAACGTCACCGCAATGGACCTGAAGCAGAAGCTCGCAGAAGCTCGTTCTATGATGGACAATGAGAAGATCGACGATCTTCAATATCAGTTCACCAAAACAATGAACGACCTTGAAGCGGTGACTAACTGGGAGCGTGAGCAGCAGGACAAGGCCGCTCGGCCCGCTCCTGTTCAGCAAGCGGCCCCGGCAGAGCAGCAGCGCCAGCAGGTATCGTTGGAGCCTCGTACCGCAGGATGGATCCAGAAGAACACTTGGTTCCAACCTAAGTCTGAGGACTTTGATTCCGAAATGCACGAAGAGGCCACCACCTACGCACGTCGCGTAGAACGTCGCTTTCGCGCTGAGGATCGTAACGACGAGATCGGCGGCGTTGAGTACTTCACGGAAATTGATCGGCACATGCGCCGGGAATTCCCTGACGCGTTCTCAGCGCCATCAACCCCATCCAAGAAGGCACCGCCAATGAGCCGTGATTCGACTGTTGCGCCCGTTCAGCGTTCTGCTCCGGGGCAGCCCACCAAGACCTCAAAGATGGTCAGGCTTTCCGCTGATCAGCGCCAAATGGCACGTCAGATGGGGCAGTCGGGCGCCTACCGCAACCCAAACGGGTCGCGCATGACGGATCTTGAGGCCGAAAAATACTACGCTATTCACATGACAAAATCAGGTAAGGGAGCATAACAATGGCTCGTTCTTCACGCATTAGCACGACACGCGCCGCCGAATCCCGTGAAACAGGACTGCGCAAGCGTCCTGAAACTCACTTCAATTCCAAGCTGTATGTTCCGAAGGATAAGATTCCTTCCGGCATGACCTATGCTTGGGTTCGCGAATCGACTCTGAACGAGCCAGATCCCGACAACATGACCGACCGCATGATCCGCGGTTGGCAGCCTGTTCCAGCCAGTCGTCATCCAGAGATGGTGCCGCCGCCGCTTCCGGGCTATGAAGGCACGGAGACCATGGTAATCCGCCGTGGTGGCCTGATGCTCTGCGAGTGCTCAACTCGCGATGTTGAAGAGCGCATTCGCGACCGTGACTTTGAAAATATTGAGACTCTGCAGGACGTGGCATGGACTGGGCAGAACGACCCGAACCTGCCTCGCTTTGAAGACAAAGACAGCGGCGTGGCGTTTGAGCGCGTTACCTCGTTCAAGGATTAAGCTCCGGTCCACGGTGTGTCCTACTATCACTGTGGCAACTGCCCTCGCTCGGGAAACTGGGCGGGGGCCTTTTTTTATAAACTGTGTTGACAGTCGTTTTGTTTAGGCATAATTTACGCCCTACCGACGCCACGTAACGTACCGTGGTCCCTGAGTATGGCAGACTCGCACCGAGGCTACGTCACGTATCGTAGTAAGAATCGATGGCCGTTACGTACCGGCAGAAACCCACCTTTTAACTTTAGCATGGAGATTCCGTATGGCTTACGGTACCAATGCGCCTCAGGGGCTTGTCCCCGTCAAGAAGCTGGATGGCTCTGCTTGGACTGGCGCGACCAATCCTTATCAAATCGCTAACGTGTACGCGACCGCGATCTTCCGTGGTGATCCCGTTGGGGTTCTCGCTGACGGCACCCTCGGCGTCGGCGTTGCTGGCTCGACCATCACTGGCGTTTTCTGGGGTGTCAAGTTCATTGACAGCACCGGTCGCGTCCGTTTTGAGAACTACTGGCCCGGCAATCCCGGCGTTCAGACAGGTTCGAGCGTTGAAGCTCTCGTCATCGATGATTTCAACACCGTGTTCACCATTCAGGAAACGAGCGGCACTGGCACTGCGGGCACCCCGCTGGCTCTTGCTGATCGCGGCCTGAACGCGAACTTCCTGTACACCGCCGGTTCCACCGCTACGGGTACGTCTGCTGTCTCGCTGAACAACGCGACGGAAGCCGACACCTCAACGTTGAACCTGAAGATCCTGCAGCTGGACCCGACTCCGGGTAACGTTATTGGGGCCTTCGCTAACTGGCACGTTATCATGAACAATCAGTCCTATCGGGCTGGTGTGACTGGTATCTAATCGGTCCAGCAGGGAGATTTGAAAAATGGCTATTAATACCACCGCAATCCGCGATCTGCTCCGGCCCGGTTTGGCCGCCGTATTTGGCGACTATCCGATGTATCCGGGCCAGTGGTCGGAGATCTTCGAGAAGCACACGTCCGATAAGGCCGTTGAAATCGAAGTCGAAGTCAAGCTGCTCGGCTTGGCTCAGATCAAGGCAGAAGGCGCCTCGACCGCTTACGGCGAAATGGGCCAGCGCTTCGTAACGAACTACGTGAATCGTTACACCAGCATTGGTTTCATCATCACCCGTCAGGCGATCAAGGACAACCTGTACAAGTCGTCGTTCCCGCTGCAGGCGAAGGCTCTTCGTCAGTCGATGGAACAGACCAAGGAAGTTCTTGGAGCATCCGTTCTCAACAACGGCTTCTCGGCAAACTTCCCGATTGGCGATGGTCAGCCGCTGTTCTCGACGGCTCACCCCATCGACAACGGCACCGTTGCGAACACCTTCACGATTCAAGCAGACCTGAACGAAACCTCGCTTCAGGATGCTATCGTTGGTGTTCAGCGCTTCCGTGATGCTGCGGGCCTCCGCATCATGACGAAGCCGACGAAGCTGGTTGTTCCGGCAGAACTGCAGTGGACGGCTACCCGCCTGCTCCAGTCGCAGTTCCGCGTCGACACGGCGAACAACGACATTAACGCGATCTACAACAACTCGGCGGTTCCGCAGGGTCATCGCGTTAACATGTTCCTGACCGACACGAACGGCTGGTTCCTGCTGACCGACGCTCCGAATGGCTTCAAGTACTACGAGCGTGAAACCCTTGAAACCGATGTCTACACGGACTTCGACACCGACAACCTCAAGGCGAAAGCCATTGAGCGTTACTCGTTCGGCTGCTCGAACTTCCGCGCAGGCTGGGGTTCGCAGGGCGCTTCGTAAATCCCGGGGGTGGGGCTTCGGCCCCACCCTTAGCTATGGAGAAACATCATGACTCATTTCTCTGACGGCGTTCGGGCTGGTAGGAATTTCGCCAACAACGGCACTGCAAGTCTGCCCGGCGTCTCTATGTCGCCGATCAACGTCTATGATATCGTCCCGGTTGCACTGGACGCTGACGGCATCTGCGCTCAGCAGACGCTGGCTGGTGCCGGCGCTGCCCTGCTGAACGGCGCTCTGGCTTCAAGCGGCACCGTCACTCTTGATGTTCCCCGGAACGTCATCGTCGACGCTGCTGGCGCCGCCACTGCTGTTCTGACCGTGACTGGCACTGACACCTATGGCATTCCGATGTCAGAGGCGATCACGTTGAATGGCGCGACTGCCGTTGCCGGCAAGAAGGCTTTTAAGACGATTACCAGCATCGCGGCTTCTGCTGCAGCCACCGATTTCTTCGTTGGCACTGGTGACGTTTTCGGCCTCCCCATCCTTGCGAACAGCCGTAACTACGTGCTGACCGCGTGGAACGGCGCCTTTGTGACGACCGGCACGTTCGTGGCGGCTGTTGCTACCAGCCCGGCTACAACCACGACTGGTGACGTTCGCGGCACCTACTCGGTTCCGGACGCCGCTGACGCCTCCAAACGCCTGACTCTCTGGGTCTTTGTCTTGGACGACGACACGCAGACTGGTCTGTACGGCGTTACTCAAGCCTAATGATTGGGGCGGCCTTCGGGTCGCCCCAGTTATATGGAGACCGAGATGCGCGCTAAAAAAGATTTTCAGTTCAAGGCTGAACATAAGAACCCCAAGGGTGGCCTCAGCGAGGCTGGCCGGAAGGCTTACAACTCAGCCACCGGCAGCAACCTCAAGCGCCCTCAGCCCGAAGGCGGCGCCCGCCGCGATAGCTTTTGCGCCCGATCCGCTGGCCAAATGAAGATGTTCCCTAAAGCGGCGAAGGACCCGGAATCCCGGTTGCGCCTCGCCCGCAAAAAATGGAATTGCTGATATGCGCGGTAAAAAGAATTTTATCGCCGAGGCTATCAAAAAGCCCGGCGCCCTCCGCAAGCAACTCGGGGCAAAGGCTGGCGAGCCTATCCCGGCTAAGAAGCTCGAAGCTGCTGCAAAAGCACCCGGTAAGCTGGGCCAACGCGCTCGCTTTGCCATGACTCTCAAAGGAATGAAATAATGGCCGATGCAGTCACCTCGCAGACAATGGTCGACAACAACACGACAGCCATCATTTTGCTGACAAACGTTTCGGACGGCACAGGTGAGTCGCTCGTGACCAAGGTCAACGTTGCCAACCTCGCGGTTAACGCCCAAGGTCAGGCTTGCACTGGCGTTAGCGTTCAGAAGATCCACACGGCGTGTCACGCTATGGAATTCCGCCTGTTCTGGGACGCCACGACGGACGTGATCTTCTTTGCCAGCGCACCGAACAATCAGTTTACGTTCGATTTCTCAAACTTTGGCGGGCTACAAAACACTTCAGGCGCCGGCAAAACTGGAAATATCCTCCTGAGCACCGCCGATCAGGCCGCGGGTGACACCTATACGATTGTCCTTGAAATGACGAAATACTACAACTGAGAGGATTTATCATGATCACTCGCGCATACCAGAACGCCAAGGGTGAACGTCAGGAAGTGGCTATGAACGCTGCCGAGTGGGATGTTCTCACTGAAGACCAGTTGCAGGACATGCTTGGCTTTAAGGCTGAAGCGCCTCCTGCACCCACCCTGATTCCCTCCCGTGCCCCCGCCCCGTTTGTAAGGCGGAAAGGCAAAGGCAAGTAATGCGCGGGCGCAAGGAATCGCGAGTGAACGAGGCTGGTAACTATACCAAGCCCGGTCTTCGCGAGCGCCTGTTCAACAGCATCAAAGGCCGCGAGACTCACGGCACGAAAGCGGGACAGTGGTCCGCGCGCAAGGCGCAGCTTTTGGCCAAGGAGTATAAAGCCAAAGGCGGTGGATATGCCGATTAGGAAGCCTCAGCAGTCCCTCAAGGACTGGGGCAATCAGAAGTGGACAACGAAGTCCGGCAAGCCGTCGAGCAAGACTGGCGAGCGCTACCTGCCGCAGGCCGCGATTAAATCGATGACGCCAGCCGAATATGCTGCTACGACTAAAGCTAAGCGCGAAGGCCAAAAGGCAGGAAAGCAGTTTGTCGCCCAGCCTAAGGCCATCGCTAAGAAGGCGGCGAGATTCAGATGACCACTTCTGGAACATATAATTTCGGCACGACCGAACAGATCGACATTATCACGGAAGCCTACGAGCGCGTAGGGCGGGACCCATCGTCGCTGTCTTCCAACGACATCGACAGCGCCCGCCGCTCAATCAACTACATGTTCTCCGACTGGTCAAACAACGGTCCGAACCTGTGGGCTGTTGACCTGATGTCGATTACGCTCACCCCGGGCACGCTCTATTACGATCTGGAACCCCGCACAGTATCCCTCCTTCAGGTTTACACGCGCACTACGTCTGGCGGCATCAACACCGACCTGATGATGTCGCCAATCAGCCGGGCCGAATACGACGCTATTCCGAACAAGAGTCAGCTTGGTCAGCGCCCGTTCCAATATTATTTTCAGCGCACGATCACGCCTCGAATCTACATCTGGCAGGCTCCGGAATCTGCCGGCGTCACACTCTTCTATCACCGCATGAAAATCCAAGAAGACGCTGGCGCCTTCACGGACAGTATGGACGCCCCTAACCGCTGGATGGAGGCAATCGCCTCTGGTCTGGCTGCTAAGCTCTCCGTCAAGTTCGCACCTGATCGCCTTGAGTTCCTGCAGACCCTCTCCGATGGCGCCTATGACAGGGCTGCCGCTGAAGATCGTGAGCGCGTCCCGCTTCGTATCACCATTGATCCGACCGGAGGCTACTGATGCAGTACGGATTTGGACGCGGTCGCAAGCGGCGCACGGCACCAGAATTTGACGCACAGAACCCGCGCGCCATTGCAATCTGCGATGGCTGCGGATTCCTCGTGCAGCACACGCACCTCCGGGAGAAGAAAGACTACCGCGGCGGCTCGACTCCGGTGGGCCTGAAGCTCTACGTTTGCGCGTCCTGCGATGACGTTCCGCAGCCCTATTACAGCCGTCTGCTGTTGCGGCCGGATCCGGTGCCTGTGCGGAATCCGCGCCCAGACTTCAATCCCACCACTTACGTTCTTGACGAAAACGGCATTCAGCGCATTGTCACTCAAGACGACCAGCCTATCGTTCAGGAGAGTTGAGTGTCTGACATTAAAATCTCAGATATGCAGCCTTGGGTTGGCGCCGTCGGCGGCAACGTTGAATTCCCGGCCGTCTTCGGGAATGAAAACTACCGCATCGCTCTGAGCCAGTTGACCACGTCGACCTTCAGCTTCGGTTCGATGGCGCTGCAAAATTCCAACGCGGTGTCAATTACCGGCGGCAACATCGCTGTGAGTGCGCTTTCTGGCGCCATAACCATCGCCAATGGGGGCACTGGGCTTAGTTCTGCTCCGGGCGCCGGGCAGATTCTTATCGGTACTGGCACGCAGTATTCGCTGTCCACGCTGACCGCCGGTTCAGGCATCACCATCACCAACGGCGCGGGCGCGATCACGATTAACGCCACGGATCAGTTCACTGGCACCGTAACGTCTGTCGGCGGCACTGGTACAGTCAACGGCATCACGCTGACCGGCACCGTCACCAGCAGCGGCAGTCTCACGCTCGGCGGTACGCTGTCGGGT